GATCCGTTTGCTGATGACTGAACCATTCCTCACCACTGATGAGCTGGCAGCACGTTGGGGCATGAAACCAGCAGCCATCAAAAACCAACGTGCACGCGGCATTGGCCCTGCCTACGTCACTGCACCACGCATTGGTCTGCCAGCAGGTACACCACGCGTTCGCTATCCCCTTGCACAAGTCTTGGCTTTTGAAGAAGCCAATGGCATCACCCCACTGAACTGACATGAGCCTCTACGCAACCGGCATCGTTCGCATCATCACTGACCCGCAACTGCGCGCCTTTGAGTCTGGCACCATGGTTGCCAACTTCGCTGGTGGTATCCAGGAAGGCAAAGACAAAGACGGCAACTGGATCAATAACGCTATTGACTGCGAGATCTGGGGTAAATCAGCTGAGCTGATCGTTGATAAGCTCAAAAAAGGTGACAGCATCCTTGTAACTGGCGCCGTGCGCCGTCAAGAATGGAATGACAAAGAAACCGGTGCTAAGCGCAGCAAACATGTGCTCAGCATCCAACGCTTTGAATTCATGCCACGCGGCGCAGCAACCACCAGCGAGGAACCTGTGTTCTGATGAATCAAACCACACTTGACATTGCATTCAAGGAGTGGTGGGAGACGTCCTACGGGCGCCCTCCCGGCACCCATGCAGTGATGACGCACGTGGCATTTGCCGCGCATATTCTTGAACTTTTGGAGCTAATGCAAGATGATCAATCCGAAAACTGAGCAGCGCCGTGACGACTACCTGCAGTGGCTGTATCAGCAAAGCGGCCGCACCTGCAGCACCTATACCGGCCTATATCAACAGCGCATTGCTGAGCTGATCAAGCGCGATATGGCGGAGGCTTTAGGCGATGAGTGATCTTGTCAACCATCCTCCGCACTACAAGCACAGCGATATTGAGTGCATCCAAGCCATTAAGGCAGCACTTGGTGATGACGGCTTTCGTGCTTACTGCAAAGGCAACGTCATCAAATATCTATGGCGCGCTGAGCACAAGGGCAATGCCGACCAGGATTACGGCAAAGCCGACTGGTACATGCGCAGGCTGCTGTTGCATGTAGATGAGTGATCCGTTTAAGCGCGGCGAGGAAAACTACGCCGCGTTTCTTACAGAAGATCACGTGCGCGAGCTGCGCCAGTTGCGTGTTGCCGGCAGCAGCTACAGCCAACTGGCAGAACGCTACGGCATCGACAAAAAACACGCATGGCGCATCTGCCAGCGCATTGCATGGAGCTGGTTGGATTAGTTCTACACACTTCTCTTTCTCATGACTGACAACAACCACCCGATCACTCCGCCGCCTGAGCTGTTTGCTGAGTGGTTTACTAACTCGCTGAAGACTCTGGACAAGACAGTCTCCACAGACGACCGTGGCACAACTGGCTTGATTGCCGGGGAAGTTGCCATCCAAGCCGCCCGCTGGGGCGCTGACATGGAGCTGGAGGCGTGCTGTTCGTGGGCTGATGCAACTGGCTGGTGTGGCGCTGGTGACATGCTCCGCACCGACCGCCGCTCCGAGCCGCCGAGCTTGAAGGAGCAGGCGCTACAAGCGTTGGACCTTTTGAAAGTGGATGCCTCTACTCACGGTCTTGGCTTTGACTCATCTGCCATCCGCCGCGCTCTTGAATCCCTGCCCGATTAGACATGCCAAATCCAGCACCTTTACCCCCACTTGACTTTCTTGCCAGACACCTGGAGGTAGTGCCTGTCAGCACTCTTGGAGAGGAAAGCGGTCTTGTTTGGCGTAAGCCCACAGCGGCAATGCACAAAGCTGGCGACCGCGCTGGGACGCTTGTTCGGCATAGCACTTATGCCGGAAGACAGGACTGGAGGATTCGCCTCAACTACACCGGCTATTTAGCTTCTCGCGTCATTTACTACCTGCATCATCGTGTTGACCCCGGCGCTATGACGGTTGACCACATCGACCGCAACACGCTAAACAACAATGTCGCTAACCTCGCTCTGGCGACATGGCGAGAACAAGGTTTCAATCAGAAGCGAAGGCGCGACAACACCTCAGGTGCTCGCGGAGTTAGCTGGTCGAAGAACGGTTGTTGCTGGACGGCTCAAATAGGAGTAGATAACACAATCGTGAGGCTTGGATCTTTTGCGTGCAAGCTTGACGCCGCAGCAGCATACAACGACGCCCTTGTCCAACACCTTGACTCCGGCCGCCAAGGAATTGCCAATGATTTAAGCGTCATTCAGTGCGACTGCCCCAAGTGCAGTTAGCGAAACCTCGTATCCAACATCACTACCCTCCCCATGGAAAACAACAAGAAGGTCTTTCTGGTCACGCTTCAGTATCGCGGTTACGTCGTAGCCGATGATGATTACGACGCCGAAGACATTGGTTTATCTATCGTCGAGGACGAACGGCCAACAGTTGAGGTCGAGGAGATGCGATCAAATGTTTTGCGTTGGCCCAGTCACGCTTGCGTTTACCACGCGGAGCAAATGAACCGGGACATCACAGTTTCGGAATGTTTTCCTGCCTAGCAGTCCATCCCTCTTCGATTGTCGTGAATTCATTTTTATCTGACCTGCTTTCTTTCCTCAGGGAAATAGCAATCTTTTCTGCTGGAGTCCTTGCTCTAGCAGCGCTGATGGTTCTGATTGCCCGATTAGCCCAGTAGTCCGATCAACTAATGACCCAACAACTTTCATCTGCTGCTCAGTCAGTCTTAACCGCCGTGACGCAACGTAAGTATTCTCTCGATCCCGAAGACGTGCCTCAGCTAACGGCCAGCATTGCATCCGGTGTGGCTACTGCCCTCCGTGCCGCTGCGGAGGAATGCGCGGGCTTGCCTGATGGGAGCGACTGCACATGGCTGCTGGCTGAGATTGCTAACGAGCTTGACCCCTAGTAGTCCGATCAACCACTCACTCAACCAATGACCATCCTCTGCGACTACGAAATCAAAGCGCTATGCACCGACGGCATGGTGCCAAACTACGACGAGGCATTGATCAATCCCGCCAGCCTTGATCTACGGCTAGGTGACACGATCATGATTGAGTCCGCAGAATACCTCAATATGCGCCCGCTCAGCATTGCGGGACGCACTGCAGACAATCCCTACGAACTCAAGCCTGGGCAATTCATCCTTGCTCAGACCATCGAGGTGTTCAACATGCCAGAAAACATTGCTGGCTTGTTCTTCCTCAAATCCAGCCGTGCACGGGAAGGGTACGAAAACCTGCACGCTGGCTATGCCGACCCCGGCTGGCATGGCAGCGTACTGACCCTAGAGCTGAAAAACAGCCGCCAGCTTCTACCTCTGCCGCTGTGGCCTGGTTTGAAGATTGGTCAGATGGTGTTCTTCCGCATGAGCCAGCAGCCAGTGACCAGCTACAGCGTTACTGGCCATTACAACTCAGATCTCACGACGACGCCCTCTAAGCAGTTCCTCGGCGGCATCTAGGTGCCACTGCTCTAGGCCAGTCCGCAACGCTGCCGACGCCTCCTGCGCAAGCCAGTGGATTTGAGACCGCTGGCTTGCCTCTTGCTCGGCTATCAAAAGTGCATATTCCAGCAGTCCGCCCCAATCTGCTGCAGCATGTAACGCACGTAGCTGCGCAGCATTGGCAGCACCGTGGAATTGTGCCTCCATTGTATGCACTAACGGATTTTCCATGTCTGACGCTATTGGCGACTACCTGAACAGTATCGCGCGGTATCCACTTTTAACACCGCAACAAGAGATACAACTTGGCCGCCGCGTTGCAAAGTGGAGAGAATTAAAGAATCTCGAAAGACCCTTAACAACACAAGAACGCCGTGAACTGCGTAGCGGCGAACGTGCGCGGCAAAAGTTCATGCAATCTAACCTTCAACTCGTGGTGCATGTTGCACGCAAGTACAGCAGGCGCAACACGCAAACGCTTGACATGCTGGATTTGATTCAAGAAGGCAACATCGGTCTTGCGCGTGCTGTTGAGCTGTTTGATTACACCCGCGGTTACAAGTTCAGCACCTATGCCTACTGGTGGATTCGTCAATCAATTGGACGCGCATTGATTCAATACGATCCAATCATCAGGCTGCCGCTTGGCGTGCATGAAATGCTGATCAAGCTAAACAAAACAGCACAGGCATTTGCGCAAGAGCACGGACGCACAGCGACCATAGCTGAGCTTGCAGCAGTGCTTGATGTGACTCCTAAGGTGATATCTGACACATTGCAACAGGCTTACCGGGTCACAAGCCTTGACAAGCCTGCGCAAGATGAATCATCCAACATCTTAGATATCATCGCCGATCAAAGGCAATACGATGTTGAATACGATTGACAGCTTGAAACTGTACGTGATTATTGTGATGAGCATTTAGATGATCGCACACGTGAAATTATCTATGCACGCAACAGTCGCAATCCGGTGCCGTGGAATGATCTAGAAAAGCGCATGGGCTTATCACGTGCACGCATGTGCGAAATACAAAGGCGTGGCATCAGTCGCCTTCGTATGCTGATAGGTAACCCGCTGGCAGGCACCCCCCTTGGCGCCAACAATTCAGAAAGTCGGGAACACTTGGAGGGTATGCCTAGCGGGAATGTGTAAAGACCACCAGCAAGAATGGCAGGCTAAAGTGTTCTATCATCAGATGCTTGAATCCAGTGCAGCACAGCAAGCTCGCGATTTAGCAGATAAGAATCCTGCTGATTGAACCACTGCTGCCATTCTTCGCTGCCTTTATTTCGATTGCATGGCCTGCAGGCTGGCACAAGGTTAGTCGTCACAGTAGCGCCGCCTTTATGGCGCGGTTTGACATGATCTAACGTGTCGGCCAGATCTCCACAGTAAGCGCATTGATGCTGCCATGCTTCAAAGATCTGTTGCCTGAATTTATGTTTTGCACTGCGTTTTGGGATGAGGTTTGCGCCATCAATGCAGTGATCCACGCAGTGGAGTCGGCTACACCAGCTTAGTAATCCCAGCGCACGCGTGGCCTGCCGCGACGCATTCCTAAATGCACAAATCCTTTAGGTGCGCCGTAGCCAAGTGAATACGGCCAGTTAGTGTCGCACCACTCTTGCACATGGTTGATGTTGACTTCACGGATGTAGAAATCAACTGCACCAACGTCAGGAGCATCGTATAGATGCTCGCTACCACTGGAGCCGCCTACCGCTGCATTGATGGCACGCGGACGATATCCACTGGTGATGACTACAGGCTTGCCTCCAAACTTAACGCGTGCACGCTCAAGGAATGCTGCTAGCTCTGCTGCTGTGTCGAGCTGATATTGATGGTCAAAGCGCCGCGCCTCTTGAAACAACGCAAACTCACCAATCTGCACATGCGGCGTGATGCGAGCCGTAAATGCACTATTGGGCGATAGTTTGGCAGGATCCTGCTGCTGCTCACCAGTCCACAAACGGCCTTCTGCACGGCGGCGGCGCAGCAATCCTGCTTCTACAGCACTGCCTGGGTTGCGGTACAACTCCATCGCCGCTGGCACTGCACTCCAATCCTTGCCGGCAAGGCATTTGCTGATGGTTTCAAATCCAGCACTGCCGTAGAAGCCAGCGCCAAGGTTGTAGGCAAACGAGATCAACGCGCACTGCTTATTGCCCGTCATCTCATTCCAAAACGGCACGCTATTGCGCAGTTTTGCTGCGATGTGCTCAACCTCAATCGTCAGCAACTGATCAGCATCAATCACGGTGATCTTGTCACCGCGCTGCACCTTGCGGCCGTCTGAATAGCGCGTGGTGCCATAGCCGATGGTTGCCACCTCCCATCCATGCAATGGATCAGGGTAAGCGCTGAGATGCACGCCCTCAAACTCTTTAATGAGTTTTATGGCTGGCTCATAATTGTGCAACTTGCCGCCAGCCTGCCAAGTTTTATACCACGGTTGATCCTTGCTAAAGACCTGCGGCGCAACCTTTACTAGCTCAGCCTCTAATTCAGAGATGGCAGCCATCTGATGTGGCGTGCCGTGCTTGTAATACTTAAACAGATCGGTCAGTTTGATCATCGCTTAACCAATGGAGTAACAACACCAGCAACCACTTCGATAGCCCTATAAAGTTTGACCGCAAGTTTGGCGGTTTTTCTTAGCGCTTTGTTGTCTTTAGGGGTAGGGGTCAGGTTGACCACGATCAAAGCGACGCCATGAACGGCAACCGCCAAGGCAATGTAATCAGCAAGGCGATTCATGATCAGCGAGCCCGTGGCTGTGCCTCTAGCTTAGATACCCTTTGCTCAACCGTATTTAACCGTGTAAAAGTCTCCTTGCGGTCTTCTTTGATATCAGTGTGGAGCACTTCTAGCTGAGTAGCAATGTGCTCCACGGCGCTGGTCAATCGAATCACGGCATCCCGCGCTTCATCATTGCGGCGGCTAAAACCCATTGCGCCCATAGCGGCAACGGAGATCGACGCCCCGGCAACAGCAGCGATCAGCTCGATCATGCCAATAGCTTAGCCACTTGCTAAACTTGGCACCTAAACCCTTTTGAGGCGTTTAGGCGATCCGTAGTGGCAGGCTGCGGCGAGGCCGGCACCGCGTGAGGACCGGCCACCTGCCAACCTTTTATGGCATTAGATTACTTTTCGGCCTCAAGCTTGGAAGCGTAGGGATCAGTCGGCCACGTGGGATAGTCGGCGCCGGTGATATAGGCGGCCAGCTCCTCCGTGGTGGTGGTGGCCTCGATCGCGGCGACCTTGGCCTCGCAGTCGATGCGGATGGCCTGGCGCCAATCCTTCATCTCGACGGGTGTGGGCGTGCTGTTGTCGAGCTCACGCACCACATACCAGTCGGTGGGAGTGAGCAGCGTGCCGGCAGTGACGCGCGTCTGCTGCGTCCACTGCTCCACCAGCTGGGCGTGATCCTTGGGCAGGTCCGGTGCCCAGTAGAAGCGCTGATCGTAAGGAGCAGGATCAGGCTCCTCTGTGATGCCGATCGCGGCGCGCTCCTCAGGGCTGGCCAGCCGGAGCCAGTTGGCTGGGTAACTGATGCCATCGTGCTCAAAGGGCACATCAGGACTCAGCGGGCGGCCGTCGAGGATGAACATGGCGATCAGGTCCGTGTGGTCAGGTTAGCTGGGGTCATCGGGCGCGAGCGTATTGGAACGGGTTTTCTGCAAAGGCGGCGTAAATATAGGTACCGGGACTTTGATTTGCCGCAGTTCCAGTTGTTCTGATCTTGAAACCGTTTGATAACATATCTACAGCAAGTGTAGTTTCGTTTGCGTATTCAGCATCAGCTAAGTTTGCAACCAAAGCATCGTCGGTTACGTTGTATGTTGAGCGCATTGCATCCAAAATAATCCAACTATTTGCGCTATCTGTACGTTTATACAATAAATACTTGGGCCTAAACCCAGTATAAACAAACGGACCATCTGAAGTGCCGTTGCCGGTGTAGCTGCCGAACGCGCTGTAGCCGGCTACTGGGGCGAAGCAGTAGGCGACGTAAGTATTGCCTGAATTATTGACGCTGTAGCCGCTGCCCAGTAACGACATCACAGTAGAATTTGGCGCTGCTTGCATCACCGGAGAATTGCCTGATGTCGCGGCAGTGCTGTTCAGTGACAATGCGTTTCCTGTGCCAAAAGAGGTTGTCCAAACGCGCCAATCAAAAGCCGCGCTTCTGTCTTTGATGATTACGAAGCCAGGAGCCACGCCAAGCCCATGACCAACAGTTGCACCAGTAGTTGCATTTCCCGTATAAGTAACAATCGAGAACCCAGCACTGGCATTAGCCCTCACCTGACTAGTGATGGAGCCTTGTGTGTTGGTGACTGTCGATGAGCCGGCGTCCCAGCACCAAGAAACAATGGGGATTGCGCCATAATCATTTGAGTTAATCGTGTAACCAGTGCTAGTAGTGCTGGTAACCCAACTACCCAAACTTGACTCGGCATTTGTATTGTTTACTCTTAAGTAGGGAGAACTTGAGTTGATACCGCGAACTGCGTCAACAACAAAATGATCTGAGACGTTATTTCTAGCTTTTTCCCAAATAAGGTCAGGTGAGAAGTTCAAGCCCGAGACTGTCCCGCCAGAAGAACCAGTACCGGTTCTAAGGATTACATCCATCACCGTCGAAGGCTTGGCGACTACTGGGGCTGGCAGGTTGGTGTCGCACAGCGCCTTGAAGCCGCTTGGGGCGGTGTAAGCAAAGGAGCGTTGGCCGAAGTTGGCGATAATTCCCCAGGTCGCGTTATTGCCGATAGATATTGTCCAGAATTGGCTAACCGCTTTTAGGTTGTAGGTAGTAAAAGAATCATCGCTTTGTGCGTTAGCGATCTTTGAGCCGTTTTTGTAAATAAACAGCTTGCCGGTTGAATCATCAAGATCCAACGCTACGCCAATTATGTCTCCTGTAGTAGCTGTCGTTAAACTTGACTCAATACCGCCGGCGTTGTCGTAGTTAAACGCATAACCATGTGTAGCGTACCCACTTCCATTCCCCGCCCCACTCCCCAAGTATCCAGAGCCAAAATTGCAGTTAAGAGGTACAGCACCAATAATTGCAGCAGTTCCCGAATCTATTGTGAACTCTGCGTACCACTTTCCTGAATTTACGGCAACCGTCGAAGGCAGGTAATGAGCCTGTGTTCCGCTTGCTGAGACAGCTTTTAGATTGCCATCTGTGACGGTTGGTTTCTGTTGAACCGAAGCGAGTAAATTAAACGTCGCATAGTTCCCCCTCACCTCCCCACCAGCGCCTGTATCGGTGCCGTAAGAAGTCGGGGTGTCTACGAGGGAATCGTTGCCTGCACCAGCGGTGACGCTGAGGTTATTCGGCGTCCAGTTGTTCGAGCCCGCTCGATCCTTGCCGAGCGTAGTGGCAGTAGCTGCTGAGTTATCGCTGAAATCAAGCCTGAACCCGTTGGTGCCGTAGGTGCCGGTGTAAGCCTTAGGCACCCACTGGCCGGTGGTGGCGTTGGTTTCGGCGAAGCTCGATGGGGTTAGGGCTTGGCCGTCGATGTTGTGAAAATCTGCAATATACCCATCAAAGAAATTCCTTGGACCAGAATCTGCCCTGGCTCCAATGTAATGAACAACATTATTATTCCAAGCTAGGTCTGCGTTTTGCGAGATTGTTACCGTAGTCGTAGATTGCAGTACGTTATTGACGTAAGTTTTTACTCTGTTTGATGCGGTGGCTTGGGTGGTGTCAACTGAAACTACGATGTGATACCACGCAGAAGAATCCCTCAACGAGGCGTTAGTTGATCCACCTGCTGAAGTCCAGGTTCCTGTAGAAAGTTCGTCGTAGGTGGAAGTCCCGATATCAAAAGTTACTGCAAACCAAGTGCTTTCAGATGTTCCTGTGCCGGCAGCCAAAAGATATTGAGACGTGCTCAAGCTGTTTCTGCATTTCTTGATCCAAAAACTAACCGTAAATGTGCGCCTGTTGCCCGCTGATGCAGGTGTGCGACTCAGATAGGCCGAGTCTGCTGAGTTGAACCGCAGCGACCGGCTGATCTGATACCCCGCAGCGCCAGCATCAGCGCCCAGCAGCAGGCTGTTGTTCAGGATGCTCATTTAACGTCCGAGATCAGGCGGGAGGTGATGCGGGTGGCGCTCTCGACGTAGTAGGCGATCACGTCCACAGCGCTGGCCGTTGTCGTGAGTGTAGGTGCGGTGCCACCGGGGAATTTCCAGTTGCTGCCGTAGGCCAGCGTGCGGCTGCCGGTGCCGTCCTGCGTGATCACAATTGTGCCGGCCTGGCCAGCGGTGAGGTTGCTGGGGTTGGCCAGGGTGCGGTTGCCGCCGAGCGTGACTGAGAAGTTGTTGCCCGCCGCGAAGTCCGGCGTGATCGTTGCGCCATCGGTGAGCGCCACTACGCTGCCGCGTTGTGCTGCGGTGAAACTCTGCGCTGTTGCCAGTGTCGCGTAGCCCGTGATCGCCTGCCCGGCCGCGAACGTGATGGCACCGGTCATCGTGCCGCCGGACTTCGGCAGCGCTGCGTTTGCCAGGTCGTAGGCCGACTTAACCGCGTTCGGTGTCGCCGCGGTGCTGGTGCTGGTCGAGCTGAACGAGTCCGTCAGCTGAACTACGCCCACCACGCTGGTGGTGCCAGCCGCAATTTTGCTACCGCTAATTGCAGCACTCGCGTTAATGTCAGCGTCAACAATGACGCCGCTAGAAATAGCCGTTACACCGGTATTGCTAATGGTTACGTCGCCTGTAACTGCTGTGCTTGTGGCAACGTTTGCACCGCTTCCTAGAACAATGTTGCCGCTAGTAAGTGGCGCCAGCTTGCTGTAATCAATCGCGGCACCGGAGGCAATATCCGCATTAACAATCGTGCCATCAGCAATCATCGTGCTAGTGACCGTGCCAGTGTCGCCGGTTGTGACAACCGTTCCAGTGACGTTCGGCAGCGTGATCGTGCGATCAGCCGTTGGGTCAGTGACGGCTAAGGTCGTCTCAAAATCGTCTGCTGTGGAGCCCTCAAACACGAGGCTTCCAGTAGTGCCGATCAATACTTGGCCGGTAACGGTACCACCAGCTTTTGCTAGCTTGTCATCATCAAGCTCTTGCAGGGCGGATTGAACGTTAGTTGCGATAATCCCGCCGTATGGCGTAAAACTAATGTTGGTTGCTGTTTGACCTGCAATAGCGTTAGATACGTCGATCAGATCCCACGACGTACCGTTCGACAGGATCATGTCTGGCGGTGCCAGCGGTTCTGCCGGCGCATTACCAGAACCAGTGCCCGAATCCGAAACAACCAGGTAATACCTGCTATTTGATGAAGATGCAGCAGGCAGTGCCACGCCAACAGTTAGGCCAACTGCACCACCAGCGGAGGTAATAGACGCGACCTGATTAACGCTTGCATTGTAGGTGCCTGCGTAGATCAGCTCGCCAGAAATAATGGTAACTGGCAGCCACGCAGAGCCAGACCAGATATAAAGATCTTGGTTGAGTTCGTCGTAAAAGTATTGCCCT